GAGTTTCATCGTACTCAGAGTGCACATTAGTCAGCCATCCAGCATCTTCATCAGCGAAGGCAGTGATTTGCTCAGTCGAGCGCGGAGGAGGTTCCTCAACACTTAGACCAGGCTCACCATCACCATTAGCTGATTCCATGCCAGATTGCGACGTGAAGATTTCGTCATCATCCACCAATTGTGCGATGTTCTTCTCAAGGACTCTGATCTTATTCTGGAGCTTGTAACAATGATTGTACTTACGCGTAAGTGAATGCGCAAGCCTCTTGTTCTTCTCCTGAAGATCCCTGACTTCCTTTTGAAGTTCATCGAAAGACTGATAAGTCTCACTTCTTGGTAGGGGCGCAAAAAAGTCTCTGATGCCTTTTTGCGAAAATTTCGACTGTTCTGGTACAGTCGACAAACCATCAAAATTATAAGTATCGGTAGCAATATTTACAAAATCATTGTGCGCAGGTGCAAACTGACACACACGAGTGGTAACTTTTTCTCCTAGGACAATAGGAGGAGAACTAAAAAGCCTCAGGGCTCGGGTCCCTAGTCCTTACATTAACAGCCTGTCATATTCTTTATTGGCAATTCACCTCCAAATAAGAATACCGTTATGTTTCTGCAATGCAGCTGTTTTAAACTTTATTACCGACAGCATCGGTAAGTAACGACTACTTTAATTCCTCGTTACGGGAATGAATGCGTTTTATGCCCGCACCCAAGGCAGAGTTACGCACCTAGGCGTACAGGACGGGATACTTATTTTTAAAACGCAAAATTTGCTCGTCGTAAGTCTTAAGTTCGCCAACATAGCCAGATAGGCCAGCAAGGCGAGCGACTTCATTGAGCTGTTCACGCTTAGCGTCGTAGATCTCACGACCATATTCAAAGTACTCGTCCATCGCACCAATAATGCCCTCAGCGGAGTGTTGTTCCTCCGTAAGTGCTTTAGACTCAAGGTGCGCATGTAACTGCTTCGAAATGGAACTTTCATCCAGCGCAGCACGATAGATCTGAAGCTCATCATCCCAAATAGCATCTCGCTTAAGGAATCCAGCTTCCGATCCATGGATGAAAGGTACAGATTCGGCCTCCTTATCGGCCATGGTATATACAATGCCAGCCTCAGCGAGCACGGCAGCGACGCGAGTATGGTTATACGCATCGTAACCGGGCTTCACAGACATGATATTGTCATCACCATAAGTCATAAGAGAGACCACCTGATTAAACGGTGGAACCCTCCACCACTTCTCAGTCTTAGCAATCTCGTAATAGCAGTAACGCATGTACAACGAATTCACGATAGAATTGATAACAACTGTGAGTGGATGACCGGACGGGTTAGAGCCGAAGAACTGTACCAAAGTTCCAAAATAGTCATAAGTAGGATTGGTAATCTCAGTGGCGATGCCACGCATGATGGTAAGGTCATCCTCATCGTAATTGCCAGATTTCTCCGCAATGTTGATAAGAATCTTAAAACCAGCCAACATAAAGCGTGGAGACATACGTCCATCAAAAGACTTGTAATCTCCTGCGACTACTCGATCAATGCCAAAGCGGTAGATGTGTTTCATCAAGTCCGTCCACTCCGGCGACGTGGGGTTAATAGTAACAGCACACTCAAACAACTCCTTATTATTCTGCATGAGAGCGGAAAGAGTGAGAAAATACTTGCGAACCAACAGTGTGGCAGCAATGTTACATCCCGCAAAAACTCGAACTTTGGTCTTAGTC